TATAGGTCGCCGTAAAACCCCTTTTTTTGGTTATACCAATAAATATCAATAACTTGAAAAGGAATCAACCATGGCACTAGTATCACCAGGCGTAGAAGTCACAGTAATTGACGAGAGTCAATATATCCCTTCCGCTGTCAACACAGTACCCTATTTTTTGATCGCCACAGCACAGAACAAAGCTGATGCAGCCGGCGTTGGCGTAGCAGCAGGTACAACTGCTGCCAATGCAAACAAAACTTATCTTATTACCAGTCAACGAGATTTGTCAGCCACATTTGGTGTGCCATTTTTCTACAACACCACAACTGGCACCCCTATCAATGGTTACGAACTCAACGAATATGGATTGTTGGCAGCGTACTCAGCACTGGGTGTTACAAATCGTGCCTATGTGCAACGTGTAGACATTGATCTTACTGAACTCACAGCCAGTTTGAGTCGACCCACTGGAAATGCCAACGATGGAACCTACTGGTTGGACACCACAGAAAGTCTCTGGGGAATTTTTGAATGGGATCAGACCTCGGCTACGTTTACCAATCAAGTGCCTATTGTGATAACCGACACAGCTGATGTTGTGAACTATGCTAGTGGTGATTATACACCACTGGTCACAATTGGTAGCATAGGTGACTACGCTGTGAGTGCTGTGAGTTTGAACAATCAACACTACTATAAAAATACTAGCAACGTGTGGGTATTGGTGGGCTCTGATACTTGGAAAACTTCTTGGTACACAGTGCAAGGGTCTAACTCCGTAGTAGGAGCTGGTCTCACAGCTGGCTCGAGCTTTTTCATCAATGAGACATTGGTCACAGTGCCTGCTGGACCCAACAATACTGTGGCGGCTTTTGCAGCAGCCATCACGGCAGCTACCATACCAGGTGTGTCGGCCACTTCTGAAAGCAACAAACTCACTATCTATGTAAATAGTCTAGCTACCAATGACGGCAGCACTGACAATGGCGGTGTGGTCAGCCTTGAAGGTGGTGGTGTCAGCAGTGCAGCTCTTTTCACAGCACTGGGATTACCAACTACTGGTGGCGTGTATCGTGCGCCCAACTACTTGCCTGCCTACAGTTATCAGGCACCACGTTGGAGAACCACAGACACCCAACCAGCACCCACAGGCAGCATCTGGCAAAATGTCAGTGCAGTGGGCAACGGCATGAGTTTGCAAGTGAAAAAGTACAACGCTGCCTTGGACACTTTTGTGTCGCAAGTCAGCAATGTTTACACTTTTGACGGCTCAGCGAATTTGGCATTGGACCCTGCAGGTGGCGGCAAAAACATTCCCGTGGGAACCACTTATGTGCAGTACAATACACAAAAATACCTAACCACCCCAAATGACAATGCAGCGTTTGCCATATGGGAACGTGCAGCTTTGGGGGCTACTATTGTGACTGGTCTTATTGCCAATCCAGTGTTTGTTTTGAGCAACTCATTCTTTGTATTTCCCACCCAAGCAGGCACAGCCACAACCCTTAGCTATACTGTCACACTCAGTGGCACCAGTGTAGCAAGTTTTATCAGCAGTGTGAGCGCAGCCAACATTCCAAATGTTAGTGCCAGCGTCAACAGTGCCGGCAACATTGTGTTCACTCACAGTCAGGGCGGCACCATCTATCTGCAAAATGGCACAGGTACACCACTTACCACAGCAGGGTTTGTTGTCACCAGCTCAGCAGCAACTACCACTCCCAAGGTTCACGTTGATCAAAGCAGCACATCAGTACTGGTATTAAGCAACTGGGTTGGTACTGATTTGTTCACTTATACAGCGTCAGACTCTGCACCTGATCAAGATCCAGCAGACGGTCGTTTGTGGTACTACAGCGATGTTGGTGATGTGGACATCATGATTCAAAACAACGGTAGTTGGCAAGGTTATCAAAATGTCACCAATGACACCAGAGGTTTTGATCTTGTCCAGACCAATGAGTCTGGTCCGATCGTGAGTGCCACAGAACCTACCACACAAAATGACTTGGCTGAAAGTCCATTGGTATACGGCGATATTTGGTTGGACACCAGCGATTTGGAAAACTATCCTGTGTTATACCGTTGGCAACAAGTGGATGGTCAAGATCAATGGGTGTTGATCGACAATACTGACCAAGTCAGTTCAGACGGTATACTTTTTGCTGATGCTCGCTGGGCCGGCAATGGCACTACAGATCCTGTGAGTGATCCATTTCCTACCATTCAAAGTTTGTTGACCAGCAATTATCTTGACCTGGATGCACCTGATCCTGCACTGTTCCCCCAGGGTATGTTGCTGTGGAACATGCGCAGATCAGGTTACAATGTAAAAAGTTTCCAAAGCAACTACTTCAATGCCACTTCATTCCCCGACGATACTCTGCCAACAGTGAAAAACACCTGGCTCACAGCATCGGGTCTGCGTGACGATGGTGCTATGTATGCAGGGCGATTGGCTCAGCGCAAGTTGATTGTGGCTGCCATGAAAGCCGGTATTGACACCAGCTTGACAGCAAGAGAAGAACAAAATCAATTCAACTTGATTGCAGCTCCTGCTTATCCTGAACTGGCTGTAAACATGGTTGCACTCAGCAATGAACGGTCCAACACATTGTTTGTGGTGGGCGACACTCCCATGCGACTGGCTGCCAATGGAACTGATTTGGTCACTTACGCCACTGACAACGGCGGCCTTGGAGTGGCAACAGGCGATGGGCTAACAATTGGTTCAGCCTATGCTGCTGTGTTCTATCCTAGTTGCCAGACCACAGACCTGTCAGGCAACACTGTGGTTGCACCGCCCACACACATGATGGTTCGCACCATACTGCGTAGTGATGCAGTAAGCTATCCATGGCTGGCACCTGCTGGCACACGCCGCGGTGTTATTGATAATGCAACTGCAATTGGTTACATTGATGCACAAACTGGTGAGTTCCAACAACTTGCAGTGGGACAAAGTGTGCGAGACATATTGTATGAAAACAATATCAACCCCATTACCTTTATTCCAGGTATCGGTATCACAAACTTTGGTAACAAAACACGTCAAGGTGCTACCACAGCCCTGGATCGTATCAACGTTGCTAGATTGGTAGCATTCTTGCGTGGTCGACTAGAAGAAATTGGCAAACTGTACTTGTTTGAACCCAATGATCAGATCACTCGCAATGAAATCACCAACACTGTCAACAGCCTGATGATTGACTTGATTGCCAAACGTGCTATCTATGACTACTTGGTTGTGTGCGATTTGAGCAACAACACACCAGCACGTATTGATCGTAATGAGTTGTATGTGGACATTGCTATTGAGCCAGTGAAAGCTGTGGAGTTTATCTACATTCCATTGCGTATCAAGAACACAGGTGAAATTTCAGGCGGCACAGCAGGGTGATGAAACAGGAGGCCTTTTACCGGGCCTCCATTTCAGGTAAATAAAACAACAGGAGATATAACAAATGGCAGTTTCATCATTACAGAGAATGACAGTACCCTTGGCAAGTGACCAAAGCTCACCAACCCAAGGTCTGTTGATGCCCAAACTCAAATATCGCTTTAGAGTGATGTTTGAAAACTTCGGAGTGAGCACACCAAGAACAGAATTGACCAAACAAGTGATCAGTGTTGCTCGTCCCAATTTGACCTTTGAAGAAATTGCACTGCCCATTTACAACTCAACATTGAAGTTGGCAGGTCGTCACTCATGGGCAGATATAGCATGCTCAGTGCGTGATGATGCGTCAGGCGCTGTGAGCAAGTTGATTGGTGAACAGCTACAGAAACAAATGGACTTTTTAGAAATGAGTTCAGCAGCTTCTGGTATTGATTACAAGTTCTTGACCAAGATTGAAATTCTTGATGGTGGCAATGGTGCCAACACACCAGTTGTGCTAGAAACTTGGGAACTGTATGGTTGTTACTTGAAAGCTGCCAACTATCAAGACCTCAACTACGGCACCAACGAAGCAGTCACAATTGAAATGACCATTGCTTACGACAATGCCAACCAGACACCTGAAGGCACTGGAGTCGGCACTGAAATTGGTAGAACTATTGGCGATGTTGTGACCGGCGCAGGTATCTAAACATGCCGTCCTTTGGCCAGGATTTTCTCAAGGGATTCTTGGGCAACAACAGCTTGCGTGACTATCAGCACGCCAACAGAGTTTTTGCCACCAATACATACGAGCTCAAGCCTAGATTTAAGTTTCTCTTTCACGTTAGTTTCACACTCAACGTGCAAGAGATTCCTTATCTCCGCGGTAGCTTAGGCAATGATGATGTGGCCAGCATTGGCCTGGCTGTAAAAACAGTAGACCTGCCCAAATACAATGTAGACACAGAAGTTCTAAATCAGTACAATCGCAAACGCATTATACAAAAGAAAATCAATTATGAACCAGTTAATGTGACATTTCATGACACTAGTGATGATTTGATTCGCAAAATGTGGTACTTGTACATGAGCTACTACTACAAAGACTCATCACAGCAGTATCTGGCACCCAGCAACACCAATGGTACCAATGGCACCAGTGCCAACCGGCAGGCCGGGTTTGGCTACAACGATCGTGACATCTACGCTGAACAACGCATAGGCAATGTCAACGACTGGGGCTACATTGGTGAAAGCTTCAATGATGGCGGACAGTCTGCCTCAGGAAAACCGCCATTTTTTCGAGACATTAGAATCTACGGCATGGACCAGAGAAAATTTGCCGAATATGTGTTGATCAACCCCATAATCAAAAGCTGGAATCACGATACGTACGATTATGCTGAAGGTGGTGGCGTGATGCAAAATACCATGAGTATTGAGTATGAAACTGTGAAATACTACGGCGGAGCAGTGGGTCGAGCACAGCCTGGCGGCGATCCCAATGTACAAGGCTTTGCCACAGATGCACACTATGACAAAACTGTCAGTCCCATTGCGCGACCCGGTGCCAATGCCACAGTGTTTGGTCAAGGCGGCTTGCTGGACGCTGGTGCTGGCATCATCTCTGACCTGGCAAGTGGTGGTCCTCTAGGCTTGATTGGTGCAGTACAAAAAGCTGGCAGACTCAACCAAACATTCAAAGGCAAAAATTTGCGATCCATTGCTGCCAGCGAAGCCACAACACTGGGCAAAAACGCACTGATCCAGGGCTTGCCTGGTGCTACTCGCAGCGTGACCAATCGACCCAATGGTTGGTCGTTTCCCAAACAAGTCACCCCCACAACCAATCAAACTGGTGTGACCAACAACCCACCAACAACTTTACCACGCTGATCATGAGCACAATAAACTACAGCAACCCCAATCTTGATCTTACTGTCAGAGTGTTTGACCAGTTCTATGCCTACGAAGCCAACATTCCAGCAGCTGAATACGACGTGGTTCACAGTTATTTTCTTAGTGTGATGACCACTCGGCAAGCCGCCGGCAATTTCACGGTGAGTTTGTTTAGAGTAGCCGAAGAAACTGGTATACCTGCGCTGACTTTGTTGCAAGAGTTTCAAGGTGCCAACGGCGTCAATCTCAGTTCCAACCTGGCCTATTACCTAAATCAAATTCGCAGTAGAGCCACGCTGTTGGGGGTGGGTGTGGCAGTAGTGCCTAATTTTTATCAGGCTCGAAACGCTTTGCCATGAGTCACTGGGCACAAGGTCCTTACACTGTGATCAAC